TGCCAACCAGTGGAAGGCATCGTAGAATCGCGGCATGGACGCACCGTTGTGTCGGATTTGTGGGTGGCCGCACTGGAATCGGCAGCCGCACGATTGGCGCAAGCGCGAGGTGGAGCAGCCGGTAGCTCGCCGGGTTCATACCCCGGAGGTCGCAGGTTCGAGTCCTGCCCTCGCTACCCCGCGGCCTGTTGCGAAAAAGGTACAGGTGGTGGGTGGTGGTGTCGCAAAACACGGGGTTGAGACCGGCCCGAAAGTGCGCACAGCGTTGAAAACAAACAAAGTGCAGAAAACGCAACAAGTGGCGCAGTTTCCGTTGCCGCCGAAGGTGTGGAAGAAGGCAGCGAAGAAAGCGGCGCGGCGGGAGAAGCAGCGCGAGCGGATGGCGCAGAAGCGGGCGGCTGGGTGAGCAAGACCCGCGATCTGCTGCAGAGTCTGCTGGCGCCGGATGCGGTGGTGGCCCCGGTTTTGAGTGCGGAGGCGGCGGCGTTCCGGGTCTCGGATGCGTTCCTCGAGAGTCACGAGTGGTGCCAGCTGCGCTACCGGATGCTGCTGTTGCATGGGGCCCGCTGTGAGGCTTGCGGCTCGACCCGGCAGGATGGGGTGCGCATCGTGGTGGACCACATCATTCCGCGGCGGGAGCGGCCGGACTTGGCGCTGGACCCCCAAAATCTGCAGGTCTTGTGTGCCCCGTGCAATTTCGGCAAGGGCTCGTGGGACCGCACCAGCTGGCATACGGAGAAGCCGGCGGTAAAGTACCTCGATCCGGAGCCGTTGCGCCCGCCCAAAAAGCGCAAGGGGAAGGCGTGATCTCGACCGCCATGGCGGAGCGCCTGGCGCTGGAGGCCAGCCTCAAGGCCAAGCTGGCCGGCCTGCCGTTCGGGCGCGAGCTCACCGTGCTGTACGACACGGTGGAGCAGGCCTACGGCGACTATGGGCGGGCGGCCCTGGGTAGAGTAGATCGCTTCTACCTCACCACGGTGCTGCTGCGGCGGCCGGATGCGGCCCATCCGTGGCTGTTCGAGCGCTGCCGGATGCTGGAGGCGGCGCCGGACGATCATCTGGATCTGTGGGCGCGGGAGCACTACAAGAGCACCTTCGGGACGTTCGCGGGGGTGATTCAGGAGATCCTGAATAACCCGAACATCACGGTCGGCATCTTCTCCCACACCAAGCCGGTGGCGGCGAAATTTCTCTTGCAAATAAAGATGGAGTTCGAGGGCAACGACCGCCTGAAGCAGATCTACCCGGAGATCCTATGGCCAAAACCGGAGCGGCAATCGCCCCGCTGGAGTCGGGACGAGGGGATCATCGTGCGGCGCACGGCGAACCCGAAGGAGGCCACGGTGGAAGCCTGGGGCTTGGTCGATGGCCAGCCGACCGGCGCCCACTTTTTGCTGCGGGTGTACGACGACGTGGTGGTGCCGGAATCGGTGACGTCGCCGGAAATGGTGAAGAAGACCACCGACATGCACGGCCTCTCGGACAACCTGGGGGCGCGCGATCCGAAGACCGACCGCAAGCGCAAGTGGCACTTCGGCACCCGCTACAAATATGGCGACACCTACCAGGTGCTGCTGGAGAAAAAAGCCCTGGAGCCGCGGGTGTTCCCGGCCACGGCCGACGGCAAGTACGATGGCGAACCGGTGTTCCTGTCCAAGGAGGCCTTGAAGCAGATCAAGCTGGCGCAGCCGGACAGCATCTTCGCGGCGCAGATGCTGCTGAATCCGGCGGCCGGGCTGGCGGCGATGTTCCAGCGGGAGTGGTTGAAGTGGACTGACATCCGCCCCGATACCCTCAACGTCTACATCATGTGCGACCCGGCGAGCTCGCGGAAGAAGTCTTCCGACCTCACCGCGCTGTACGCCGTGGGCATCGACGCCGGGCGCAACAAGTATCTGCTGCAGGGTTATAGGCACAAGATGGGCCTGGCCGAGCGGTGGCAGAAGATCCGCGATCTGCGCGCCAAGTGGGCGGCCGAGCCGGGGGTGCAGAACGTGGTGGTGGGCTACGAACGCTATGGCTTGCAGGACGCCCTGGAGCACTTCGAAGAGCGCCAGCTGATCGAGAAGATCGGCTTTGAGATCGTCGAGCTGGCGTGGCCGCGCGAGGGCGGCAACGCCAAATACGATCGCATTCAGCGCTTGGAGCCGGACTTCAAGAACGGGCGCTTTTACCTCATCCAGAGCGATTTGCGCACGGTGGAGACCATCGTCGACGGCCAGGTTTCACGGGAAACACTCAAGGTCGACCTCACCGCCAACCAGCAGCGGGTGGTGGCCCAGGGCCAGCGCTATCGCGTTTTGAAGCCGGTGCGGGCGGTGAATCACGAGGGCGATCTGTACGATCCCCAGGCCGAGTTCATCACCGAGTACCTGGTGTACCCCTACGTCACCCACGACGACGCGCTGGACGCGGTCTCCCGGATCTACGACATGAGCCCGGCGCCGCCGGTGCTGATCGACCTCTCCATGACCGAGCCCGAGGTGTACGCCGATGGCGCCTGACGACATCCTGCTGCTGCAGGCGGTGGCGCAGCGCAACCGCAATATCTACCGCGCCGAGCGCGACTGGACCCGCGACATCCATTTGCAGCAGGCCACGCTGTCGCCCCGCCGCCGCTTCAAGCTGGCCCGCATCATCCTGCGCCGGCAGGACGACATCGACCCGGCCATCGTGCTGCGGGCGCAAGCGATCGTGGCCGCCGGCCGGCCCCCGCCCCGTGGCCCCCGCTGACCCGCAGCTGCAGCTGCAGAAGCGGGCCCAGCAATGGCGCGGGGCCGGCCTCACCTACACCGCGATCGCCGCCCGGCTGGGCATCACGCCGGCCCAGGCGCGGGCGCTGGTGGTGCGCAAGCGGCCACTGCAAACCGTCCGGTAACGTCCGTTACCGTCCGTTCGCGGCGCCTCCCGGGCGCCGTTTTTTTATGGAGGTTCCCATGCAATACAAGGCTCCCCCGCTCGACAGCAAGGCCGCATCCTTCCCCCCGGCCGCCAGCCAGGCGATGGCGCCGACCCCGGCCATGGGCCCGCCGCCGGGGCAGCCGGCCGCCAGCCCGCCGGTCAAGAACAGCGCGCCCGCGCGGGCCGCGCCGCCCCCGGCCGCGCTGCAGCAGGTACCGCCCGCACCGCACCGCAACGCCCTGCCGCCGAAGGCCCTGCACGCGCGCGGGCGTGGCCGCGGATTTGGAAAATAGGTGTTTTTCAACGCGCCCAAGCGCCATCCCAAAGGGGTGTGCGAGGGCTGCGGCAAGAGCGCCAAGCAGGGCAACCATGCCGCCTGCGGGGCGCGCGCGCGCGAGCGCTATCACAAGGAGCAAAGCGATGCCCGATCGACAAGGAAACAAGGTCACGGTGCGTGACTGGGCCTCCGAATGCAGGAAAGCGGAGGCCCACGACGTGCTGGATACCGCCAGCGTGGGAACGGTGCGGGTGGAGAACCGGATGGCGCCGTTCGTGTACGAGTTTTCGAATGGCCGCAAGTTTCGGGATGGCCTCGGGCCCTACGGGCCGTGGAACCCATGACTTTCAGCGTGCGCCGCTATCACCCGCGCGGCAGCCGCGGCTTGGCCCGGGCCTCGGCGGCGTGGCGCTGGTATACCCGGCGGCGGCGCGCCCCATGAGCGAGCGCCTGCGCGACTACTGCCCGCAGTTGCGCGAGGACCAGGCGCAGCCGGCGGCGACGCCGCAGTACGCCGGGCTGCCGCTGGCCGTCAGGCTGGTGTTCACCGGCCACGAGTGGGCCTGGATGAGCGACCAGCGCAAGGCCCTCCTGCTGCAGCAGGAGTGCGAACCGGAGTGGACCGAATGAGCGCTGCCTTCCTGCCCGTCCCCGACGCCGACTATGTCGGCTTCCCCGCCGAAGCCGAAATGCAGGACTACGTCGGCGCCCTCTTGGCCGCCACCTACCCGCGCTACCGCTGGCGGGTGGAGGCCTTCCCCCATCCACAGAGGCCGTTTTATCGCTTTTGGCCGGAGGAAATCGCCGCGGTGAAGATCCTCACCCAGCTGCTGCCCGACGGCATGGTGCTGGCCGCCGCCCGCAGCGCGCTGGTGGCCTATTGCGTGCGGCCGTGGGAGTGGCACTCCACCTCGAGCTTGAAGCGCGAGATCCTCAAAGGCGGCGGCGAAGCCTTGGAGGCCTTCGGGCTGTCGCGCAAGGCGCTGGACGTGGCGGAATGGCTGGCCAAGCCGCGCTACGCCGGCCTGTTGATCCTGCCCGCCGGAGTCTGCTGATGGCCGCCAGCTCGCCGTCCTACCCGCAGCCGCTCGACAACCAGGACCAGACGGCCGGGAGTGCAACTCCCGTGGAGCTGGTCGCCGGGATGCCGCCGGCCAAGTGGCTCGGCTTGGCCCACCAAGCCTATACCCAGAGCACCTCCTACTTCGACACCAGCGTGCGCAAGCAGCTGGTGGAGGATCTGCGCCAGTTCCAAGGCCAGCATCCGTCCGGCTCCAAGTACCTTTCCGACCCGTGGCGGGCCCGCAGCAAGTTCTTCCGCCCCAAGACCCGCAGCGCGGTGCGGAAAAACGAAGCCATCGCCGCCGAGGCCTTCTTCCAGACCAACAACGTGCTCTCCATCCGCCCCATGGACGAGGACGACAACGCCCAGCTGGCCAGCGCCGCCATCAACCAGGAGATCGTGCAGTACCGGCTGGACAAGAGCCTGCCGTGGTTCCTGATTGCCAACGGCGCCTACCAGGACGCGCAGGTGCAGGGGATCGTGTGCAGCTACCAGTTCTGGGAATACAACCCGGTGAAGGCCATCGACCGGCCCATGGTGAAGCTGATCCCGCTGGAGAACGTGCGCTTCGATCCCTCGTGCAACTGGGCCGACCCGGTCGGCAGCTCGCCCTACTTCATCGAGCTCATTCCGATGTACGTGAAGGACGTGCGCGGGCGGATGCAGAGCCAGCAGGAGGGCATCGAGCCGAAGTGGAACCCAGCTTCCGACCAGATCATCCTGCAGGCCTGCACCATCAACGTCGACAACGTGCGCGCCCAGCGCGAGAACAACCGGGTAGACCCCAGGATCTCGCAGACCGGCATCACCGACTACACCATTGCCTGGGTGCACCGGAACATCGTGGAAATTGAAGGCCAGGATTTCATCTTCCACACGCTGGGCACCACCCACCTGCTGGAGCAGCCGCGCCCGCTGCACGAGGTGTATTTCCACGGGCGGCGGCCCTACGTCATTGGGTTTTCCGTATTGGAGACCCACAAGCCCTACCCGCCGGGCATGGTGCGGCTGGTTTCAGACATCCAGCGCGAGCTGAACGAGAACGCCAACCAGCGCAGCGACAACGTCAAGTTCGCCATGAACAAGCGCTATTTCGTGGCCCGCAACGCCCAGGTTGACCTGCGCTCACTGCAGCGCAACGTGCCTTCCAGCGTCACCATGATGAACAACGTGGCCGAGGACAAGGACGTCAGGATCGTCGAGTGCGCCGACGTCACCGCCTCCGCCTACCAGGAACAAGATCGTTTGAATTTGGACTTCGACGATCTCGCCGGCTCCTTCTCGCAGGCCAGCGTGCAGGCCAACCGCAAGCTCAACGAGACCGTGGGCGGGATGAACATCCTCACCAAGGATGCCTCGCTCATTACCGGCTATCAACTGCGCACCTTTGCGGAAACCTGGATGGAGCCGGTCCTCCGGCAACTCGTACAACTCATTCAGCACTACGAGGACGACCTGGTGATCCTGGCGCTGGCCGGCAAGAAGGCCGACATCTACCAGCGCTACGGGATCTCGGAAATCACCGACGCGCTGCTGATGATGGACCTCACCATCAAGGTCAACGTCGGCATCGGAGCGACTTCGCCGCACGACCAGCTGACCAACTTCATGCTGGCGATGCAGAGCTTCAAGGAACTGGTGGCCGACGGCACCCTGGTCTCGATGGGGCTCGATATCGGCGAGGTGCAGGCGGAGATCTTCGGCAAGCTCGGCTACAAGGACGGTGAAAGGTTCTTCCCCACCCAGGTGGACCCGCAAATCAATGCCCTCATGGGCATGGTGCAGCAGCTGCAGCAGGCGCTGCGGCAGAAGGAGCCGCCGGAAATCACCGCCGCCCGCGTCGATCTCATCAAGGCCCAGGCCAAGCAAGCCGCCATGACCGGCGTCAAGACCACGGTGGAGAGCATCTACTCCGCGGTGCAGACCGCCGAGGTGATCGCGGCGGTGCCGCAGGTGGCCCCGGTGGCCGACATCGTGCTGGAAGAGGCCGGCCTGCAGCCGGCGGAGCCGCCCGGGATAGATCCCAATCTGCCGCAGCCCGGCGCGCCCGCGCAGGGGGTGCAGATGCAGCCGTTGTGGAACCGCAAGACCGGCACCGTGGTGAATCCGGCGGGCGGCGCGCCCACGGGGGGCGGGGGGCCGCCTGGCGGTGGTACCCCGGGCAGCAACGGCGGCAGCGGCAACACCCACCCGATGACCCCGCCGCCGCCGCCGAAGCCGCCCTCCCCCACCCTGGGGGCGCAGCAGGGGATCCAGACCCAACGCCCTGACGGCGTGCGGTGAACCAGGCCGATCCGCGCTGGGCGGTGGTCGAGCTCGGGGTGCAGGCCGAGCGCTTCCTGGAGAGCGCGCTGGCGCAACGCATGATCTTCGACGCCGAGACCGAGCGCAGCGCGCTGTGCGAGCAGATCGCCGCGCTCGACATCGAGCTGGAAGAGGACCGCGCCAAGTTTCGCAGCAAGCAGGCCCGCATCGCCGCGCTCGACTGCTGGCAGCAGTTCATTGCCGATTACATCCAGCGCGGCCAGGCCGCTGCCGACGCGCTGGCCGCCGAAGACGCCCCCACCGGCAGCGAACCCCTGCAACTGGAGACCCAAGATGGCTGACAGCAAACTGAACGAACCCGGCGCCCGCTACTCCCGCGCCGAAGCGATGGCGATGATGGGCGAGCGGCGGCGCGAGACCGTGGCCGCCGACATGGAACCGGCCGATCACGCCGCCTACGTGGCCGGCGCCCCCGCGCCCGCCGATCCCGATACCGGCAGCGATGCGGAAACCAACGGCCAGCCGGCGGTGGCCCGCCCCGCCGCCGACGAGCGCCCGCAGGAGCGCAGCGTGTGGGAGATCGCGGCGGAGCTGGAGGCCAAGGATCCGCCCGCCACCCCGCCGCCGCAGCCGAAGCCGCAGCCGGGCGCGCCGCCGCCCCCGCCGGATCCGGAGACCGTCCCGGAGCCGCTCGACCTCACCCGCAGCGTCAAGCTGAAGGTGAACGGGGTGGAGATCGAGCGCACGCTGGCCGACGTCATCGCCGACGCGCAGAAGGTCTCCGCCGCCGACGAGTATTTGCAGCGCTCGCGCGATCAGTTACATTCGATCAACCTCTTGGCCGACGAAGTTCGGGCCAAGTTGAAATCGGACCCGGCTCCGACCCCCGCGGCCCCTGCGGATACCACGCAGGAGGACCCGATCGCCGCCGGTGTAGCAGCCCTGTTCCGAGGCGACGAGGAAGCGGCCACGGCGGCCCTCCGCAAGCTGCAGCAACCTGCTGCACCGGCGGTGGATGCCGCCGCGATCACGGAACTCGTGCGGCAGCAGATTCGGCAAGAGCAAACGCTCGAGCAGGCGCGGGCGGCATTCGTGGCGGCCCACCCCGACGCGGATACCGATCCCATCACTGCCGGAGCGGCCAACAGCGCGCTACGCGCGGAGCTCGCCAAACTGGGCGTGCAAAGCGTGGCGGAGCTGCAGCCGCAGCAGTACCGGCCGGTGTACGAGGCCGCCGCTCGCACGTTGAGCGCCTGGCGCACTGGGCATACCACCCCCGCGCCCACTCCCGCCGTCAATCGCACCGGCAAGAAAGCGGCAATCGACGAATTGCCCGCGGCCTCTGCACGTGCCAGCACGCAGGAAGCTCCACCACAAACCAATTCCAGCGTGATCGCGGCCATGCGCGCAGCCCGCCCGGGTAGTGCACCTTCGTCGGTCCATTGACGACACGTAAACGGGAGAATCATCATGGCAGGTCAGGTCTGGGTCACCGCCTCCCTCGGCGGGTTCATGTTCAGCGAAATGTTGAGCGATGTATTGCGCTTCACCCTGCAGCCGCTGTGCAAGTGGCGCCAGTTCGCCGACATCAAGGATGCGGCGGTGCAGGGCAAGAAGAAGGGGGATACCTTCCATTGGGACGTGTATTCCGATGTAGTTACCGCAGGTACAGTGCTCGCGGAAACCGCGACGGTGCCGGAAACCAACTTTACGATCACTCAAGGCACCATGACCATTGGTGAAGCGGCCAACGCGGTGCCGTTCACCGAGAAGCTGGACGACTTGAGCAAGCACTCGGTGCTGGAGGTGATCGACAAAGTCTTGAAGAACGACGCGAAAAAAGCCTTCGATCTCATGGCCTACAACGGCTTCAACGCGACGCCTCTCCGCGTGGTGCCGACCGGCGGCTCCAGCACCACGGCGCTGACGCTGACCACCAACGGCACCGCCACCCTGACCAACACCATCGGGCTGCGCACCGAGCACGTGAAGCTGATCGTCGACATGATGAAGGAGCGCAACATCCCGCCCTTCGTCGGCGACGACTACGTGGTGGTGGGGCACCCCTCCACCTTCCGCCCGCTGAAAAACCAACTCGAAACCCTGCATCAGTACGTGGAGAGCGGCCTGCGCATGATCATGGCCGGCGAGATCGGCCGCTACGAGAGCTGCCGGTTCGTCGAGCAGACCAACATCGCCAAGGCCAACTGGACCACCGGCAACAGCAACCAGGCGTTTTTCTTCGGCCAGGATACGGTGGCCGAAGGCATCGTGGTGCCGGAGGAAATGCGCGGCAAGATCCCGACCGACTACGGCCGTTCGCGCGGCGTGGCCTGGTACTACTCGGGCGGGTTTGCGCTGGTGCACACGGTGGCCGCCAACGCGCGGATCGTGAAGTGGGATTCCGCGGCGTAGGCTCCGTTTACCGCACGTAATCAAGGGCCGGACGACCTCCGGCCCTTCTCGCATTGGAGAAGCCATGAGCAACGCACCCGGCCAGATGCTGGAAGAGCCGCACGACCGCGACGGCTTCGGCGTCGGCGACGAACTCGGCCGCAAAATTGTGTATTCGTCCGGGGTCGAGCACAACGGCGGCTGCTCTGCCGCCGACATCAAGCGCGGCTATATGAACGTCACCGACGAGCGCACCCCGGTCCTCTCCGAGGACAAGTACGGCGGCGACACCTACGCGGGCGACCCGCTGAAGATGGGCGGGTTCCTGTCGCGCCCGCGCGGCTGGGCCCGATAACCGGAGATCCACATGAGCCAGTACCAAGATCCGCAAATGCCGTTCCCCAGCGATGGCCGCACCCACGAGCCGCCGCTGAATCCACCCAACAAGGGCACCGGCACCGGCTTCATCCCGGGCATGGGCGGGGCCTACGGCGCCGACACCGACCTCAAGGCCGACAACCGCATCAAGGGCTTCGGGAGCGCCACCGACTCCGATCCGATGGAGCAGTGCTATCCGGAGAACCAGCAGCAGCAGAACACCCCCGGCCGCCGGATGCCGGAGCCCAACGGCAAGGGCATCACCGCCGCCTGTGACTCCGACGCCTGGAAGGACGAGACCCCGAAGGACCAACGCTACTAGGAGGCGCGTATGCCCGAGCCGCACAAGCTGGAGAAGAAGCTGCCCTACGCCGAGATCTACGGCGAGGTTGCCAACAACGCCCGCTACGAGCAGAACGGGCGCCAGTTCGACGCCCAGGGGCGCGAGGTGCGTCCGCTGGACGAGGTGGAGCGCGAGCTCGACCTGGATGCGAAGGCGCGGGCAGTGGCCGACGAGAAGCGCATCGAGGCCGAGGTGCAGAAGCGCCTCAAGGCGATGAAGGAGGCCTAGATGGTCTGGAGGCTCTCCGATCCGCAGGGCGACGAGGCCGCCAAGGTCAAGTACGACATCGTCCGCTATACGAGAGGTATAGGGATGGACGTCGGCTGCGGGCCGGGCAAGGCCTTCCGCCACATGATCGGCGTCGACAATCAAAAGGACGTCGATCTGTTCGGCATCGCCATGCAGCCGGACCTGGTGATCGCCGACGCGGCCAAGCTGTCGGCCAGCGTGGAGGCGGCCTCACTGCCCTACGTCTTCTCGTCGCATTTGCTCGAGCACATCGAGGACCATCAGGCCTGCCTGGCCGACTGGTGGAGCTGCATCCAGGAGGGCGGCTACCTGGTGCTGTACCTGCCGCACGCGGACCTGTACCCGAACATCGGCACCCCGGGCGCGAATCCCGATCACGTGCACGACTTCCGGCCGCAGGACATCGTCAGCGCCATGGTCGCGGTGGGATCGTGGGATCTGCTGGTGAACGAAAAACGCGATCAGGGCCGCGAGTACAGCTTCCTGCTGGTGTTCCAGAAGCGGGCCAGCGGCACCGGCCACAGCTACTCCTGTCTGCGACCGCGCTTGCCCAAGACCGCGCTGGTGATCCGTCACGGCGGCATCGGCGACCAACTGCAGGCGGCCTACTTGCTGCCGCAGTTGAAGCGCGAGGGCTTCCACATCACCGTCCTCACGACGGAACGCGGCAAGGATCCCATCGCGCTGGATCCGCACGTTGACGACTGGTACATGGTCGACGTCGATCAGGTTCCGAACCATGAACTGGGTTTGTTTTGGAAGAGCCTCGCAAAATACTACGATCGGGTGGTGAATCTGAATGAGAGCGTGGAGGGGGCCTGGCTGGCGCTCCCCGGGCGCATTCAGCACACCTGGCCGACGGCGCTGCGGCACAAGCACCTGAACCAGAACTATGCCGAGCACGCGGCGGCGCTAGCGGCCATCCCGTTCGTGCCCGAAGGCAAGTTCTACGCTTCCGCCGACGAGGCCAGCTGGGCCGCCGAGTGGCTGGCCAGCACGGCGCGCAAGGCCGGCCTGGAAGGTCCGGTGTACTGGCTGATGATCGCCACCGCCGGCAGCTCGCCGCACAAATTCAATCTGCACCAGGACGAGGTCATCCGCGAGGCGCTGAAACGCTTGCGCCGGGTGTGCGTGCTGTTCGTCGGCGACTACGCCGGGAAGCTCCTGGAGCAAGGCTGGCAGACCGAGCCGCGGGTGATCTGCGGCTGCGGCGGCTTCAGCGTGCGGCAGACCCTGACGCTGGCGCAACGGATGCACTGCGTCTTCGGGCCCGAGACCGGCGTGCTCAACAGCGTCTGCTACGAGCCGCAGGTAAAGAAGGTCCTCATGCTCTCGCACAGCTCGCACGAGAACTTGAGCAAGCACTGGCTGAACACCACCGCCGTCCCCGGCGTGGCCCCCTGCTATCCCTGCCACCAGCTGCACTACAACAACGACTACTGCCCGCGGGATGAAGAGACCCATGTGGCGCTGTGCCAGTTCCACATGCGCTACGAAGACCTGTACGCGCCCATCGACGCCGACTACACCGGCTGGGCGCGGGTGAAGATGCTGGTGGCGGCATGACGCTGCTGGACCTCATCGGGCTGTTTCGGGACGAGGCCAAGGACCAGAAGAAGCCTTCGTTGTGGAGCGATAGCGTGCTGGTGCGCTACGCCGCCGAAGGGGAGGCCGAAGTCGCGCGGCGCACCCGCTGCTTCTTCGACGCCACCACCCCGGCCATCTGCAGCTACCCGATCGTGACGCCGGTCGCCGTCGTGACGCTGGATCCGCGAGTGCTGTTTATCCGCCGGGTGAAGCTGGCCTCGCAGCCGTGGACGCTGGACAAATGCGACCAGCGCGATCTGGACTGGGGCACCCCCGGGTGGGAGCAAATGCAGGCCAGCGCGCCGTGCACCTGGTTCCCGCTGGGCTACCGCCAAATGCAGCTGGTGCCGGCGCCGGACGCCAACGATACCTTGAACCTGCAGGTGATCCGGCTGCCGCTGGTGCCGCTCGCCATCGACAACCTCGATGCTTCTCCCGAGATCGAGGACCGCGCCCAGCACGGCCTGGTGCACTGGATGCTGTACCGGGCCTACGGCAAGCAGGACTCGCAGACCTCCGATCCAGCGAAGGCGAAGACCGCGCTGGCGCAATTCGAAATGCAATTCGGCCCGCCGTCGACCTTCAAAGACGAACTGTGGCTGCAGCACTTCCACGGCCAGGACCAGTACGAAGGCATCTTCTAGGAGCCGCACATGGACGAGAGAGTGAACGCGCGCGACGTCATCGGCGCCAGTGTCATCCGCGGTGCCGCGATCGGCGAGCTGTGCGCGGCCCCCTACTTCCTGTGGGACGTGCGCTGCCTGCGCGCGGGGCGCGAGATCTGGCGCGAGACCTTCCGCAACACCGTGATGACGGCGGGCAAGAACGACCTGCTGGATAAATACTTCGCCGGCAGCGCCTACACCGCGGCGTGGTACGGCGGCCTCATTTCGCTCACCAGCTACACCACTGGGATAAATGCCGCCGACACCATGGCCTCCCACTCGGGCTGGATCGAGGACGTGGCGTACAGCAACGCCAATCGGGTGACCGCGGCCTTCTCGGCGGCAGCCGCGGGCGCGAAGGCCCTCTCCAGCCCCATGGCCTTCAACATCAACGGCACCACCACCATCAAGGGCCTGTTTATGACGACGGGGAACGGGAAGTCCGGCACCTCCGGCATCCTCTACTCCGCCGGCCTCTTCACGGGTGGCGATAAAGCGGTGGCCAACGGCGACACGCTCAACGTGAGCGGGACGTGGACCATCACCTAGACGAGCCGGTTTACGATGGCCGCCACGACGACGTCTACCAGATCGGGAGCTTCGGCGGCATCTACTTCCGCATGGTTGGCGGTCCCACCGGGACGGTGCACCCGGGGCACCGCCATCACCAGAACCACATCACCCACCTCTGTGACGGCAAGGTGCGGGTGCGCTACCGCGCCGCCCGCGGCGACCAGGCGTTCAAGAGCGCCGTGTTCATCGGGCCGATCAACTTCGAGGTAGCGGCGGGCGTCTATCACGAGATCACGGTGCTGGAAGGCCCGGCGCGGATGAGTTGCCTGTTCTGGAACGAGCCCACCGAGATCCCCTTCGCCGAAGAGCGGCCGGAGGAAGAGGACCCGGAGCGGGTGCAGCTGCAGCGCCTGGCCGGGCAGATCCTGCGGGCGCGCACCGATCCCGAGTGGGCGGCGCTGCTCGAGCGCCTGCGCCCGGTGCTGGGGTGAAGCATGGCCGAGGGCGTGTTTTGGGTGGTGGACCCCGGCGGCGGCGGGTACGAGGCCGGCGATGCCATCGCCATCTGTGAGGATCACTGGCCGTGGAGCGAGCGCGAGCTGACCCATCCCGGCTGGGCCATCGCGCTGATCGGGGTGGACCCGCACCGCCTGGCCGGCTGGACTACGTCGCTGCGCGACGAGAAGAGCGGCAAGTTGCTGCTGCTGCGCGAGCGCGGGCTCGACCCGCATAGCGCCATCTTCGCCTACCTGCGCGCGCGCGCCGGGCGCGGCTATCCGGTGGGGCTCACCGCGGCGCAGACGGTCGAGCTGCAGCAGGCGCTGCGGGAGAAGCCGATCCCGGGCCGGGTGATCCTCAAATGACCACCACGGTCAGCAAGACCATCGGCACCAGCGGGCGCGATTATTCGACGCTGGCCACGTGGGCGGCCGACTGCCCGCCGGATCTCACGGCGGTAGATCAAATTTGGAAGGGCCTGGTCTACAACGACAGCGAGTTCTCGGCCAGCTTCGGTACCGGGTCGCCGGTGGTCGACAGCACCCGCTATATGTGGCTCACCACCGGGCCGGGGCAGTCGCATTGCGACCACGCCTCGAAGGACACCAACCCGGTCAAGTACGACCAGTCGAAGGGCGTCGGCATCCGCCTGACCGGCGCCTACGTGGTGCTGCTGCACGTCGACTGCAACTACACCATCATCGAGAAGATCCAGCTGTATTGGGACAGTTCCTACAACTCGGGGAACATGGTCAGCGTCAACGCGCCGGGGACCAAGCTGCGCAACCTGATCTACCAGAGCAACCGCGGCGGCAACACCGAGTTCGCCATGTACGGGAATTGCGGGCTCGAAGACAGCGTCATCATCCTCAACACCAGCGGCGGGCACACCGGG